CTCCCATGAACTCCCCAAAACACGGGGAGACGCCGGTGAATCGCACCTCGTGCGTTTCAACGTCGATCACTACAGCGTCGACGGAGTTTATCTCCGCCGCTCGTCAGCATGGTCTGTCATCAAAACATTCGATGGCTCTCAGGATGCCGATTCCTCAAAGGAAGCGTATGTAGCTCTTCATGGATTAGTAGATGCGACTTTCGCCGCATCTGTCATCAACCGAGAAAGTTAACTCGGATGAAGATCACAGTCTTGGAACCCTCTTATCGAGGGTTTCGAGTACTTACCGGTTATGTCCGGTAGTTAGGGTGTTGCTTCACTGCCTCTAGCTATGGAGCCAGAAATTATGAAGTTAAGCACCGTTGCAGAACTCGAACCGCTAAGAAACGTCGTTCTCGACATGATCGAAGCGGATAGAGGTCTGCATGCCCAACTTAGTCGATTCTACACTGAAATCGAACTCAGATGTAGAACTCGTGGATGGGAAGACTACCTTCTCATTGACCTACCAGATCTTGGTAAGTTAATTGATAAAGGTATCTCTTCAGGAAACCTTGAAATATCTAAGATTCCTAAGTCCTTTGGGACTTTCACCACGTATGATAAGTTTGAAGGTTCATGGATCTATCGATCCCTGATATCAATCTTATTCGACTCCTTTGGACTGTTTGATGAAACAAGCGATCCTTTCGATGTATTTTGTGTTAGGCAGCTTTGCTACCTATACAAGAAATACAAGATCGCATGCACTGAAGAAAGGACGAAGACAAGTGTCGACGATTTCTTTGATATTGAAAGTGAGCTTTATGAGCCTTCTGGCTCTTGGCATCATGATCAATACCTACATCATCGCTTTACTTTTGGAGGATCTAAAACGATTAGACCTCATGGTACTGCGATACGAAGTCTCCTGCACACTCTTGATTCTGTATGTTCAAGATGTGTACCTAGAGACTTTGTCGATGTCTTCAGCATCAAACCCAGACATGGACCCGGCGCTGTTGCTGATGCCCGCTCCGGTACAG